ATCAATTTATTTTTCAAGAAACAAGATGTTACTTTTTCTGATGTAGAAAAAGTTTGGGTTGATCGTGTTGCAAATACTAAAACGCCTGAAGATGTTCTTGATCTTGCAGAAGAGCTTTACAAGTGGATGGAAGAAAATGAATCTGAGACTGACAATCACAATAATGGTGAGGAAGGTGAGTCTGTAGATTCTGGTGAAGAGGGAGAAGGTTCTGCCTCTGGTGAAAAAAGTGAAGGAAATGAAAATGGAAATTCTGATAATAAGTCTTCTGATAATGAGTCTGAGTCTGACAATGATGCCAGTTCTGGTGGTTCGTCCAGTGCCAGTGAAGGTGAAGTAGATGAAGAAAATGATAATGATAATGGTTCTGGTAGCGATACTAAATCTGATGATGCTTCCGATATGGATGTGGATAATAAATCTGATGATTTAAAATCTTCTGATCCAGAAGGTGGCGTTGGAAAACCTAGTGCTGGTGGAGCTCCTATGGCAACTACCGATACTGGTAGTGGAATAGATTCTTTACGTGATAAAAATGCTAAAGATCGTGTTTATGGTAAAATTCCTGATACATCTAAATTTGATCTTATTGTTTCTTATAAAAAATTAATGGAAGATTTTAAATTACAAGTTGTAAGTGGTATAAGGTATGATTCTAGTTGTAATCGTTTCAAAACCAATACTTTAAAAGAATTAGAAACAATCAAGAAAGAATCTAAAAAGACTGTTTCTTATATGGTTAAAGAATTTGAAATGAAAAAGTCAGCTGATGCATATGCTCGGGCCAATGTTTCAAAAACTGGTTCTTTAGATATGGGTAAGTTACACACTTACAAATATAATGATGATATATTCAGAAAAGTTACTACTATGCCTGGTGCAACTAATCATGGTATGGTTATGGTTCTTGATTGGTCTGGTTCAATGGCTGACAATCTTAGAGGAACAATTTCTCAATTGTTCAACCTAATTTGGTTCTGTCGTCAAACACGTATACCATTTGAAGTTTATGCTTTCTCTGATCAATATAATAGTTCTTCCAGATATGAAACAAATTATACAAATTTTAAATCTGGTAATATAATATTACGAGATATGAAACTATTAAATCTTTTTTCTAGTAATATGAATGTTAAAGAAGAAATGGAAATGATGCTCAATTGTTTGATGGTTTCATATCAATGGGGATATCCTAATTGGCGAGAAAATGGAAATCCTATTAGATTTTCTTCAAAATTAAATTTAGGTGGTACTCCATTGAATGAAGCTATTGTGGCAATGATGGATATTGTTCCGAAATTTAAATCTGATACTGGTGTTCAGAAAGTAAATACTATTTTTCTTACTGATGGTGCTAGTACTTCTTTGAGTGGAATTTATAATTATCGTCTAAATAAAGATACGGGTGAACATTCTGAATCATCAATAGAATGTCAAACTTATAGGAATGATTTGATTTTCATGATTACTGATCCTAAAACTAATAAGACTTATGAAGCCCCACAAGGCAGAACTGGAATTACTAATACTTTGTTAAAAATTCTTAAAGATAGAATTGCAGATATGAATGTTGTTGGTTTCTTTATTGCTGGTAAAGGTAAATCTGGTAAAGTTGATAAACGAACTTTGATGAATCTTTTACGAGAGGATTCTTATGAAGAAATTATGGAAAAAGTAAAATTCATAAACAAAGAAAAGTATCTTGCAATTTCTCAGGCTGGTTATGATGAGTATTATATTTTGCCTGGTGGCAATACTCTAATGACCGAAAATGATGGCCTTAGTGAAGAACTAGTTGGAGCTTCAAAAGCAAAATTAAAAGCAGCCTTTGGAAAATCAATGGCAAGTAAGATTACTTCTCGCCAGTTACTAAACAAATTTGTTAAGTTGGTGGCATAATGCAAAAATTACTATCACGGCCTATGACAAATATGTCACACTTTACGATAATATCAATAAAAATTGGCTTGATGCCAAATCAGCTATTGACCTTTTGCCTTCTGCCTGTTATTCTGTATATAAGATGAGAGATCAAAGAGTTTTACAATTGAAAAAAGAAAGTTATATTATGAATTTATCACCACGTAAAAAGTTGTTTGTTGATACCGCTTCCGAAATGTTTGGTAGCGGTGCAATTATTACTAATGTTCAAGTGAAAGAAGCATCTGCAAAAGCTGGTGTTCCTAAAGCTGGTTGGTTTAAGAAAACTTGTAAGGTTGGTTATAACCAGTTTAAACTACCTAGTGAGGAGGCTCCTGTTGTTGCTCCTATTTCTACAGAAGATACTTCTGAAAATGTTGTTATGAATTTGGTTGCAACTAATATGGAAAAACAAGATTTGGTTCCATCTATCTTTGAGGGTTTTGTTCCTTGGGGAAATTATGGTAATATCAAAAAGATTATCAAGTCTGGAATGTTTTATCCTGTTTTTGTTACTGGTCTTTCTGGTAACGGTAAAACACTTATGATTGAACAGTTACATGCTGAGATGAAAAAAGAGTTGATCCGAATCAATATCACTATTGAAACTGATGAGGATGATCTACTTGGCGGTTTCCGTTTGGTTAATGGTGAAACTAAGTTTGTTCCCGGCCCTGTGATTGAGGCAATGGAACGTGGTTGCACTTTGTTACTAGATGAATGTGATCTAGGTTCTAACAAGTTACTTGCACTACAGCCTGTCCTTGAAGGTAAGGGTGTGTTCTTGAAAAAAGTTAATAAGTGGATTACTGCGAAAGATGGTTTCAACGTAATGGCGACTGCCAATACTAAAGGTAAAGGTTCAGAAGATGGACGCTTTATCGGAACTAACATTCTTAACGAAGCATTTCTAGAACGGTTTGCAATCACTATCGAGCAACCCTATCCTGCTGCAGCAATTGAGAAAAAAATTGTTCTTGGTTCTATGAAAAAATATAAAGCAATAGATAAAGAGTTTGCAGATAACTTGGTTACTTGGGCTGAAGTTATTCGTAAGACTTTCTATGATGGTGGAGTTGATGAAGTTATTTCAACTCGTAGGTTAGATCACATCGTGAAAGCATTTGCCATCTTTGGTGACAAGATGCAGTCTATCGAATTGTGTGTTGCACGTTTTGATGAAGATACAAAAGCTTCTTTCCTTGATCTATATACCAAAATTGATGCTGGTATTTTAAATAAAGAAGAAGAGGCTTATTCAGAGAACGCTGTTCCTACTGATGATGAACCTGCTTTCTAAATAAAATATAAAGGTCATTGACTTTTTGAGTCAAAACCTTTATATATAGTAATACTAGGCAATTCATAAGTCCTAGAGATACAGAGTTTTTGATGGTTTTTACTGTGAATTTAAAAAAACCATCACTTAACTGTAGAATGCCGTAAAGGGTTCTACCATAATCTTGCTTAAAAGGAGATAACTAATGGTTACAAATAAAGCACTAAGTCTATTCGACAATTTCAATCAACTAACACCTTATGCTGTGGGGTTTGATCGTGTGTTCGATCATCTAAACAGCTACGTTGCTAATAACGCAACGTCTACGGGGTTTCCACCATATAACATTATTAAAGGAGGTGACTTCACCTATGCCATCGAAATGGCTTTGGCTGGATTCTCTAAGAAGGATATTGAAATTGAAGTAGCAGACGGAGCACTTACTATTCGTTCTACAAAAGAGAATGAAGAAAATGAAGACACGATTCACCGTGGTATTTCCTCTCGTAAGTTTAAACGAAAATTCACTCTTGCAGATGACATTGTAGTGAATGACGCTTCCCTTGAAAATGGTATGCTCAAGATCAATCTTGAACGTATTGTTCCAGAGGAAAAGCGCCCTCGATTAATTGATATAAAATAAATTTGTAATAACTTGGAAAAGGGACTTTACTTTTAGTTCCTTTTCCTTTATTATGATAATATAATGAAGGAGATATTATGCTAGTAAAAGAAGAAACAGTATTAAAATTGCTTGGTGCAGATCAGCCAGGACAAATGGAAATGACAATTGCCCCCGCCATTCATCATCACGTTGCAAAAATTAAATTTGGTAAAACAGTTGTTGATCTTTTAAATAAAGAAATAGATTCAACTTCAGAAAATGATACAGAAAATTACGAAAAGTCTCTTGTTGGCCAAATGCGACATCATGAAAATTCTTCTCAGCTTAAATTTGATTTGACTGCCCCTGTAGGAAAAGAACTTGTTTCAATTTTAAACTCAGTTGGAACATCTTTTTTACAGCAAGGTTATAAAAAAGAATCATATGCATCTTGTTTTGATGTTTGGACTAATCGTGTATATGCTGGAGATTATAATCCATTTCATAATCACAGTACAACAACTGCCGCAGGACTATCTGGTTTTATGTGGTTAAAACTTCCAGAAGAAATGGAAGCACAAAAAAGTGGCGCTCAAAGAGTTGTTTTTGGTGAAACAGATGGACAATATGATGGTTGGACTCATATGGCATGGGATTTAGGATCAAGGACAGATATATATAATTTAAAACTTGATGGAGAAAAATATGTTCAGCCTGAAATTGGTACTTTGTATGTTTTTCCAAAATGGTTACACCATCAAGTACTACCATTTTCTGGTCCAGGCGAACGGCGTTCAATAGCTATGAATTGGAATGTGATTGAATCAGAAAATGAAATTAAAAATATTATGGACCCCAATGAATACAAAGATTTTATGTCTATACTTCCCCCTAATGTTGATAAGTCTGTTCCATTCCTAACAACTATCGGTGGTGCTGTTCTTAATGTCAAGTTAAACGAAAATGAGTAATTTTATCCACGGAATTATGATGAATGATACTTCATTATGCGATGATTTACTTGATTATTATAATAAAAGTAATGAATATAAACAGAAAGGTTATTCTGTTGGTGTTGGTGATAAAAAATCTACAGATGTTGCAGTTTATCCAAACTCTAAAGATGCAGTTATACAAGCATACTATGTTTTTTTGGGACAGGCATTAAAAAGTTATAAAGAAATATATGATACCTTTTCTTCTAACTCTGTAGCATTTGGTGAACCGTTCAACATTCAACATTATGAGCCAGGTGAGGGATTTTTAAATTGGCATTGTGAGAGAAGTGTGAATCAGACGCAACAAAGAGCGCTAGTCTTTATGACTTATCTCAATGATGTTACAGATGGCGGTGAAACTGAATGGAAATATCAAGAAGTAAAACTGCAACCAAAGAAGGGTATGACTGTTCTTTGGCCCACTGATTTTACTCATACACATAGAGGTATAGTATCTCCAACACAATCTAAAACAATTGCTACTGGGTGGTTCAATTATATAGATGTTGTTGGAGCTTCAGAACATTATGAAAATATTATAAATCAAATGAAGGAGAAAGTAGCTGTCAAAAGTTAACTACAAATATAATGAAGACAACACTTTGTCTGATTTGAAAGAGTACATCGACTCAACTTATGATGAGCACTATAGCACGAACCAGTTTCAGGCTACAGAGTTTATCATAGACGGTGGACATGGTGAAGGTTTCTGTATCGGTAACATCATGAAATACGCACAACGGTATGGTAAAAAGAACGGTTATAATAAAAGGGACTTGTTAAAAGTCATCCACTATGGTATTATAGCTTTATACAATCACGACATTATGGAGAAAAGTGAAAATGAAACTAAGTAGTCAAACAATCAATGTGTTGAAGAATTTCTCAACCATTAACCAAAACCTTGTAATCAAGGAAGGTAGTGATATTACTACCATGTCAGCAATGAAGAACATTGTTGCTAAAGCAAAGGTAGAGGAATCCTTTACAAAAGAATTTGCAATTTATGATCTCAATGAGTTTCTATCTGCATTATCTCTTTTTACAATCCCAGATTTAGATTTTCAAAATGATTTTGTTGTTATCACAGAAGAAGGCTCTTCTAAATCTTTGAAGTATTGGTATTCTGATCCATCTGTAGTCACTACACCAAACAAAGATATTAATATGCCGTCAAATGAAGTTAAGTTTGATTTCTCTAGTGATATTCTTGCAGAAATAACAAGAGCTGCATCCGTTATTGGAGCTCCTGATATGGTACTTGAAAACGGAAAACTTAAAGTGACAGATAAAAAGAATACAACTGCAAATGATTTTGCACTTGATCTTGATGTTCCTGCCAGTGATATTAATTATAAATTTTGGTTTAAAGTTGAAAATCTAAAATTAATTCCTGGCTCTTATAGTGTCGAAGTTTCTTCAAAAAATATTAGTAAGTTTACTAACTCTAATATTGAGATAGAGTATTTTATTGCTCTGGAACCAGAATCTTCTTATGACGCTTAAAGTTAGGAATCTATATTATGGAAAACTTTTTATGGGTCGAGGAATATCGTCCCAAGGATGTAGGCTCGTGCGTACTACCTAAAAATCTAAAAGACACTTTCACAGAGTTTGTTGAAAGTGACAATATACCCAATCTGATATTATCAGGTGGGCCTGGTGTAGGTAAGACAACCATTGCTAAAGCAATGCTTGATCAAATTGGTGCTACCTACATGATGATCAACGGTTCTGAGGAGTCAGGTATTGATGTCCTTAGAACTAAAATCAAAAACTTTGCTTCTACTGTATCACTTGAAGGTGGCAGAAAGTATCTAATACTTGATGAGGCAGACTATCTAAATCCACAATCTACTCAACCAGCCTTACGGGGTTTCATGGAAGAGTTTCATAAAAACTGTGGATTTATTCTTACTTGTAATTATAAGAATCGTTTGATTGAACCATTACATTCTCGTTGTAGTGTAGTTGAGTTTTCTATTCCTAAATCTGAGAAACAGAATCTTTCTTCTGAGTTTATGAAGAGACTTATAAGTATACTTGATACAGAAGAAATCAAATATGATAAAAGAGTTGTTGCCGAAGTTATTAAAACACATTTTCCAGACTGGCGTAGAACTTTAAATGAATTACAAAGGTATTCAGTATCAGGTACAATTGATGCTGGAATATTGGTAAATTTAAGTGATGTGAATATAGAAGAACTTATGCATTGCATGAAAAATAAGGAGTTCACCAATGTTAGAAAATGGGTTGTCGATAATCTTGATAATGATCCTGTTCATTTGCTCAGGAGCATTTATGATAATCTTTATGAGTATGTGGATGGTTCTACTATCCCTCATTGCGTTGTGGTCTTGGGTGAGTATCAGTACAAGTCAGCTTTTGTTGCAGACCAAGAAATAAATATCATGGCTTGTTTAACAGAGATTATGGGTAGGGCTAAATTCAAATGATTGATATTTATGATGATGTACTAGAAGAACATAATGCTATATTAGTTGATGATATGGTACGGCAAATATCTTGGAAGTATGATTATCAATCTAGTCCAAAAAAACCCAATAAACATTGGCACGTTTTTTGTGGGCATAATGAAGAAGAATGTAATGATGGTGGATATAATTGGGCTTATCAAATTTTCTCTTCTATATTGCACAAATATAAGTTTAAAGAAAAATACAATGTAGAAGGGTTTGTGAGAATTTATTGTAATGCTCACACTCATGGTATAGAACCACAAACCCATGTAGATGATGGTGATTTTACTATGATCTATTATCCTCGTTTAGATTGGAAAACAAAGTGGGGTGGTGGAACAACAATATATCAAGAAGACGTTGGTAATCCAAATGACCCTAATTATAAGGTTGATAAGGCTGTTTCTTATAAAGGTAATCGATTAATTATTTTTGATGCACGTCTACCACATCAAGCTCAACCAGTTACAAAGGATTGCTATGATTTGAGAAGTTGTGTTGTTTTTAAATGTAATGTTGCTGGTGGAAATCATGAACGATTAGATTTTTATAAAGACAATTTGTCTAAAGGTAATTTCAAAGTAAAAATTTTATAATGTATGAGCTCAAAGATTACCTTAAAGCGATAAATCAAACCAAAGAACCTCTTATGGATGGTGAGGATGAAGAATGGGAGAAGAAATATCCCCCATATATCGTTAA